CACCTTTTAATCCTTGCTGCTGTTCCTCAGATGTATTAGCCGTCTGCATACTCTGCAGTGTTTTAGTATAGCTCGTCTTAGAAGCAATAGCATGCTTCAGAATATCCATTTCTTTAGACATCTATTTCTTAGGTTTATTATTTTCTTTATTCTTTTCTATGCGTTCCTTACTTTTAGTAGACTCCTTAGATATATTCTCTTGGGATGAATTAGATCTTCTATCCTCAGAATTTGACTCTCTATCTACTTCTAGCTTATCTTTTTGTATAGCTTCTTGAGAGTCTATCTTTTCTCGATCTACATCGGATCTCATAGAAGCTACCTCACGAGCTGTCTCCGCTTGAATCTCAGCAATTTGAACTTTAACATCTCTATCTTTCTGTTCGTTCTCATTAATGTTATCTAATTGTTCTTTTTGTGCTTGAAGTTTAGCTTCTTCCATTTGCTGTTGAGCTTGTTGTTGCTGCTGCTCTAACTCTTGCATTTGTTTCTCTGCTTGTTTAATTTTATCTTTAAGCTGTGTAAATGATTGTGTATCTATCATTTCTGCAACTGTAGACGCAGGGACACCATTTTGAATCATAGATTGTGCTAGACCTTCTACCTTCATTAATTTTTCTTGTTCAGATCCAGAATCCGTCATGAATACACCATACTCTGATTCCATATGAGATAAACTTTCTATATCTAAAAACTCTGTAGTACCATCAGGCATTACATACATTCCTTTCTTACCATCAACCCACGCTTCTTTAGAGTAATCTAACATAGCTTGTAAATCTCTCTGCTCTAACCTAGAGAATTTTCTAAATAGATCTTCTGTTATATGTGAAGATTGTACAATTGCTTGTTGAGAAGTAGATTTACCTTCATATGTCCCAATAGTTCCTTGTCTTTGTCTGTTAACTCCAGATATTTTTTCCCATTCCTCCATTATAGAATTTAATAATCCTAAGTACTGTTCGATAGTTTTAATAGACATATCTAAAACAGATTGATGTTGAGGTGATAACTGCACACCTTCTTTATTATAATCCACCCATGCAATACCTGTACCTTCAACCATATGCATAAACTTATCCATATCCCATTTTTTAGGGATCATGTTAATATCAAACTGTGCTACAATGTCTTTTGAACGAGCAATAGCAAGTTCTAATCTATATTTAAATATATTATAGTTTAACTGGTAAGGTATACCTAATGATACTAAAGATATATTAGCAGAATTTGTATCAGAGTATCGTCTACCATTTAATGGAAGCTTACATTTAGAAGGATTATCCATAGTACCTCTTTGATTAGGAACTGGTTGAATCTTAATATAAATATCCCCATCTATTCTAATTCCTTCCCACACTTCATTTACCCATAACCATTCTAGTTTAGCTCCGACTTCTTTAAGCTCTGCAGGCATTTTAAACCCATCTAAAACTTCTTCCTCTTCCATCTCTCCAGTATTAGGATCAATAAAAGATAAGAACCCAACTCTTTTTCTAGATTTCCAATAAACAGTCATAACTTCTATAAGACTACTTCTAAATGAATCTCCAGAAGTTCTTTCATATAATAGTAAGCTATCTTGTATATCTCTTGTAGGATTTTCTAATTGATCTACATTAGCATCTGATAAATATTCATAATAATTATCTATAATAGTTGATGCGTGAGAGCTTTTTCTATGTACAGCCCAATCACCATCTTCTACAAACTCTAAGTCTGGATCTAAATCATAATCTACATCTAAAGGATTTAAAACATCATAAAAAGGATTACTACCTCTAACTCCTCTTTCTGTATATACTTCCCCTGAAACTAAAAAATGAAACCAAGCCTTTTGCATTTTATCATACATTTCCTCTTTCTCCATGATATAATTCATAGCATGTTGTCCAAGTAATGCTCTTTGATCAACGTAAGACCTTTCGAACATCTCTAAAATTTCTTTAGGCATTTGAACTTCCTCTTCTGGATTCTGTGTCTCCATTCCTGATTGAGCCATTTTATTAATAAACTGTTGTTGCATATTCTGAAACAAAAGTTTAGATTTTTCTTGCTCTTTTATAGACACTGCATCAGCATTAACAACAGATACTGTATAGTTAAAAGGTCTTTTAGATTTTTCTCCTAATAATAAATCTATAATAGGTTTAATAATAGGATAATTACGCATCTCTGCAGGAAAATTCTTACGTGTTTTACCGTAAGGTTTTAATACTGAGTTGTAATCGGAAGAGGCTATAACTCCATTATATAGATCATATAATTTTTGTAGGTCCTCCTTCCTTGCGGAAGAGCTTATTCCAAAGCTTCCTAAACTTGATATGCCTATGTATGCTTCCACACATTCTTCTTTCCATTCCTTAGTTTTCTTAGAAATAGATAATTTTTGTCTTGGTATGTTTTTGTATGTTCCCATAATTTACAAATATACTATATTTAATTAACACTTCTACATATATCATAAATTTATATGCAGCACTTATAAATATACCACTTATTTATATAATCTATCGAACCATTCGTCGTGGCATCGGTCCTCTATTTTATCTTTAACTTCTGCATTATACAATTCTCTTGTGTGAAACATACCAATCATAAATGACATAACTCTATCAAAGTTACCTTTATGATTAAACTTAATAAGTTCCGCTAGAAAAGCAGGATCGTATATTTTATGCAAATTAAGCAATGTTTTTCCATCTTCATCTGTAGATCTTGGAGTGTTTAACCAATCTCTTATGTAAATCTCTCCTTGTCTCTTTCTTCCTTCAGTCATATGCATACCATACTGACGTTTAACTTTTTTAGACTGTAGTTCTTTCTTATCTAACATCTCAAACTCCTCTTGAAGTTTGTGCATCTTCCTATGACGTTTAGCATAAGGTATAATCTCACCTCGATCATTCTCAAACCCTATCTTACACCCATAATAATCTGCTAACATGAATAGGTTCCTATTATACTCATCTGAAGTATCTGGCCTACCAACATAAGATGCTACAATCATATCATCAGGCTGTGATAGATTATTAGGACGTTTAATAACATATGATGCACCTAAAGACGTACTATCTGCCGCTTGTGATTGTCCATAAGGATCATGACATAGTACATACAAATTTACAGGTACATTACCTGTAGAATTTCTATACGGAGTTTCATATATAACTATAGCCCCAGTGTTGCTATCTTCTTTCCTGTGAGGGAATCTTGTAACAGCTTTCTTCTCAGCATTTGGTCTAAACTTTACAGATCCTTCAACGCTTTGATATAGTTCACCTACAGTCCCTATAGAATGTAAACCATGCGCTTTAATTTTATTATACTGCTCTTGAAGTGATGCAACATCAAATAAATTAGCTGTAACTCTTAATGTAGCCTCTTGAGGTGAGTAGGGGTGCTCCGCTATATATTGATCTAACGATTTAGCATCGGCAGCCCCTTTTTTCTTTTCTCTCGCCTTATCTTCATAATCCATAGCTTCTCTCATTAAAGAGTTGCCTTCAGGATCTATAAATCCATCTAAATTTCTTTGTATAGGTATAAAATACCCACATCTTGTACCCATTGCACCTTCATCCCATATATTTTCATAATCCATACAATCATATGCAGCTGGATTATAAAATATCTCTTCCATTGCTTCAAAATCAGCACCTTCTGTACCACCGGTACCAAATGCAACCATCATACCTAATGTTTTGGATCCTTGCCTCATTGTTGGCATTGTTACCTCCCATGCTTTAAGAAGTCCGGGGAATGAACCAGCTTCTTCAAAGAAAACTAACTCACCCGCCTTTCCCCTCACTTTATCTGGGTTGTCTTTAAGACTCACCCCTATAATTTGTGACTTCATACCCATTTCAATGTCTACTCCGTTCACTTTTTTCTTGTATCCAGACATCTTAGACATCTCTCTGTCTCTAAGTCTTGGTTGGGACCACGCTGTATGATCATCTATAAAAGATAAGAACTCCCACGCTTTAGATAGAAGTCCATCCCCAATTAAATATTCTTTTTGTCCTGCAAATACAAAGTTCTTAGAATTTCTAATAAAAAAGTAATTTCTAGCCAACATACTACCTGCTTTATATGAGTATCCTTTCCTCCTTGCTTTAAGAACTATCATATGCTTATTATCTGCCCTAGCTTTATCTATTTCGTGGAAATATAGATAATCTCCATCATAAAATGCTGGGAAAGTCCTTTCACGTCTAGATTGTATATTACCATCAGGTAATACCTCGTCTATAGCTCTATCAATTGGGCAGTAATTAAGATAAAAATAATTAAAGCCAGTAATATGCAGTTCATCCTCACTACCTTTATCAGCAGTATACCCATATACACACCTCTTTTTCTCTTCATCCCAAAACTCGTAGTAATCTTTAGTTCCCGGCACTGTATTAGTATAGTTACCGGTTTTTAAAAACGTAATAGCAGCTTCTCTTACCCTATTAGTGTTTTTTAGCATTCTTATTTTTTATCTCTAACAATTCAGCACATTTTTCGTACTCTTCCATACTTGAAAAGTGTTCTATTACTATATCTATTACATCATCTGAGGGATCTCCAAGAATAAAAGGATTGAAAGGTAAAGGAAGCATATCATCCTCATCTTCTTCCTCAAACTCTATAAACATATCTTCTACTTCAAGTTTACCCGTTATAAGGTTGTATGCATTATCCATTGCAGTACTATATAGTTCCATATCCTCTAAAAAATCCATTACATATTATATTTGTTTACTTCTACCCCACCCCTATTGGTATTGGCAGCTTGTTCTTCTCTTTTTACTATTTCTTCAAGTTTAGTAAGTCCATCAACCACCTTACCCATCTTCTCAAGGTTTGAGATAAGGTCTTTAGCCGAGTAAATCGGTTTACCGCGATCATCCATAGCATGCAAATCAACAAATCTAAAATATTTTTCTAATTTAACAATTGACTCTCGAGCAGCTTTTAATAATCTAACAGCAGACGTCTCTATTAATTTATCATACTTACCACACGCGGCCATAACTTTTGTAGAAGGTGTCCACTTGTCTTCCTCCCCAAAGATACTGTTTTTTACTTCAATAAGACGTTGTTCCCACTCATAAACTCCATAAGGAGATCTATGATCCACCATAAAGTACACAAAAGATAGCTCATTTGTTTTTAACCCCTTGAATTCCAATATAGTACATGCGTATGCACTTGGAACAGCTGTTTTACCATCTTTAATGTATATTAAATCATCTGTTAATCTCATTCCTTGCAATTTTATCTTTTTCTAATATATTTAATAAGTCTTTATCTCCATACATTGTTCTAGCAGATTTAAACTTCACATACTCTTCAGGTTTAAATATCATTTTAACTTCAGATAGTAATCCGTCTTTATCTTTTCTAATAGTCCATCTTCTACCTCTAACTGTTTTAGCTTTTTTAAGTTGTTGTCTTAATGTAGTCATATTATATTTTTTTTAATAATTTCTG